TTATTGTGCCTGGTGATAAAACAAACGTTGTTGACCAGCCGGTCAGGGAAGATCATAAAGAACGATTCCCGCGCCAGTGGTTGCATTTTCAAATGCAAAGCGGCGATGGGCCGGTTATTGGAACGCTGTTGCAGCAATGGAACACGGACGATGAAGAAAACTTCAGCTTGCATCAAATGGCCGAACTTCAGATCCTTAAATTCCAGACCGTCGAGCAAGTGGCTACAGCTTCAGACAGCCAGCTGCAGCGCATCGGCATGGGCGGTGCTGGATTGCGCGAAAGAGCAAAAACGTATTTGACCAGAAAAAACCAATCCGCAAACACTTCCGAACTGGAGATTACTCGCCGCGAGCTTGATGAATTAAAACAGCAAATGGCGATGTTGATGGCAACTAAAAAACTCGGTAGACCGCGCAAAGAGGCGTAAATATGAGCAGCACAATGCTCCAGTTGGTGCAGCAAGTCACAAACGAACTAGGTGTCTCGGCGCCGGTGTATGTCGCTGGCAATACCAATCAAGATGTGACGCAAATTCTTGCGCTGATGAACGCGACGGGCTACGAGCTGCTGCGCCGCCACAACTGGCGCGCAATGACGAAGCAAAAAGCTTTTTATACTCAATACCTGACAACCACCGGCAACTGGACGACCGCAGCCAGGACGATTACCGGCATTCCTAGCACTACGGGGCTGGACACGACCTACCAAGTGCAAGGAACTGGTATCAACCAGAACACATTTATATCTTCTGTTGATAGCGGAACGCAGGTAACTGTAGATCAAGATTTTGCGTCCGCTGGCGGCGCTTCTGCTACTGCGTATTTCCAGAAAATGAAGTATGACTTGCCGAGCGACTACGAGGCGTTAGTGCCGCGCAGTATGTGGGACAAATCCAAGCATTGGGAAATGCTGGGGCCAGAGGACGCCCAGCAATGGGAATGGTTGCTTTCAGGTTACATCAGCACCGGGCCGCGGATTCGCTGGCGCCTGCTGGGATCTTATTTCCAGATATGGCCAGGCACTTCTGCCGCTGAATATCTTGGCTATGAATACAGATCAAACGGCTGGGCTAATTCTGCCGCTGGCGCCGTAAAGACCAGCTTTACGGTGGACACCGACACAACGATCTACCCTGATCGCCTGATGGTGCTGTCCACAAAGCTAAAGTATTTTGAGGCCAAGGGCTTTGATACTACGGCAATGTATCGCAATTATATGTATGAGCTTGAAGCAGCAATGGCGCTAGATATGTCGTCTGCTAATCTGAGTTTTGCACCGCGCCCCGGCACTGTGTTAATCGGATACGACAACATACCGGATTCCGGCTATGGCCCAAATTAACCAACTGGTGCAGGGCAACGCGGCGCGAGTAGCGTCTGTTCCAGCTCCTGTTGGCGGCTGGAATGCCCGCGACAGCATTGCAAACATGGAGCCGCTGGATGCGGTTCAACTAATTAACTTTTTTCCGACAATCAGCAACTGCGTGCTGCGGGGTGGTTCAACAAACTGGGCTACCGGCATGACAGGCCAGGTGCAAACCATCATGGTTTACAACGGCAGCACCAGCAGCAAGATGTTTGCCGCTGTAGGCACGCCGGACCTTAAATTCTATGATGCCAGCACCGCAGGCGTTGCAACAGCAACTAGCGTTACCGGCCTGACCAATGCAATTTGGGAATACATCAACATTACGACGACCGGCGGCACTTATTTATATGCCGTGAATGGCGTGGACAAGCCGCGGTTGTACGATGGCACAAGTTGGGTTGCAATTGATGCTGCTTCAACGCCAGCCATTACCGGCGTGACTACGACAACTCTATCAAATGTAACGCTGTTTAAAAACCGTTTGTGGTTTATCCAGAAAGACACGCTTAAAGCGTGGTACTTGCCGACCAGTGCAGTCGGCGGAGCTGCACAAGTGCTTGATCTGTCGGCAATTGCTAAATTCGGCGGCAAACTTGTAGATCTGGATACGTGGACAATTGATGCGGGTTATGGGGTTGATGACAATTTAGTGTTTGTTACCAGCAACGGCGAAGTTATTGTTTATCGAGGCACAGATCCGGCCAGCGATGCTACATGGGCGCTTACCGGAGTTTGGAAACTTGGCTCGCCAATCGGCAACCGATCCATGCTGAAGTGGGGCGGCGATCTGCTGATCTTAACTTATGACGGTCTGATGCCGATGGCGCAGAGCTTGCAATCATCCAGGCTTGATCCTCGCGTTGCGTTGTCAAACAAGATACAGGGCGCCATTACAGCAGCCATAATTAACTACGGGGGCGCGCACGCTGCGGTGGGGTGGCAGGTCTACTATAACGCTCGCAGAAATGCCGTGTGGATCAATGTGCCGATCGCAGAGGGCCAGCAAGAACAATACGTGATGAACACAATTACAACGAGCTGGGCACAGTTTCAAGGCTGGACGGCTAACGTCTGGGAAACTTACAACGATAATCCTTATTACGGTGGCAACGGCGTGGTGGTCAAGGCGTGGGACGACACCTACGTGGATAACACATCAAATATTGCAACAAATGTTTTCCAAGCATTTAACTATTTTGACAGCCGAGGCGTAAAAAAGTATTTTACCAGGGCGCGGCCCAGCATATTTACAAACGGCGCACCTGCTATTTTTGTTGGCATCAACGTAGATTTCAACGTTGATGATACAACCGCGCCTATTTCGGCATCGGCATCTGCTGTTGGATTATGGGATGCAGGAACGTGGGATTCTGCATTGTGGGGATCTGGTTTACAAATTACAAACAACTGGCAAGGTGTTACCGGGCTTGGTTACTGCGGATCCATCCAGCTTAAAAGCGCATCCAGCGGGTTGCAAATTGAGTGGGCATCGACTGACGTTGTTTATCAGACCGGATGGGCAGGGATATAGTATCGGGGCCGGATGTCGGCCATTGGGTAGCAAAACGTGTGGATTATGGTTTTTTAGAAACCAGAGCCAACGCGATAGGGTTAAAACGAAATGATGAACTTATTGCAGGAGTCATTTACGAGAATTGGAATCATCAAAGCATATGGTGCCATTTCGCTATTCAAGGCCAACTGACACCGGCTTATTTGGCAGCAATATTTGATTATCCGTATAACATCTGCCAGGTTGAAAAGATCATTTGCCCGGTTGGAAGCGATAACGAACAAAGCATTAAGGTAGTGAAGAAAATGGGATTTACCGAAGAAGGCAGAATCAAAGAAGGGCGACCACATGGTGACATTGTTTTTTACACATTGCGCCGCAATGACTGCCGGTTTTTAAATACACGATACAGCAAAAGGATAGTAAATCATGGGTAAATCTTCACCTTCGCCACCTCCGGCACCGGACTACGCGGGCGCAGCTCGGGCGCAGGGCGCAGCAAACGAGGCAACTGCTCGATTGCAGGGACGCATCAGCAATCCGAATATCATCGGCCCACTTGGCGGACAAACTGTTACCTGGGGAACGCCGACTTTTGACCAGGGTGGATATGATAAAGCAATGGCTGCTTATCAATCAAAGCCAAAAGGGAACGCACCATACGAGCGCCAATTTATCACTGGCAGTGGCGGGGAAGATGACCCCCAACAATTTGATGAAACTGGGTATCAAAATGCAATGAACGCGTATATGTCGGGCAATATTGCGCCGACACGAGAACAATTCACAACAAACGCAAATGCTGACCAAGCGACCGTAACCCAAACACTGACTCCGCAAGCGCAAGCTACCCTAGACGCACAGCAGCGCGTGCAGCGGTCGTTGGCAGGGCTGGGTGAGCAAGGTATTGGAACGGCCAGAAACGTGCTGGGGAACGCGTTTAATCCAAACCTTGCAGGCTTGCAAACTAGTGTCGGCAACGCTGGGCAAATCCCGCAAACGCCTAATTTGAGCAGCTACGGTCAGGCTGGCGGGTTGCAAACGTTTGATGACTTGCGGTCTCAAGGCTTACAGATGGGCCATGGCGGTCTGGGGATGAATCGAAGCGGTAGAGAAAGGGAACTCTTAGATAGAAAAGTCACGGATTTCCCACAAATTAACCAGCCAAATGGAAACTTAGCGCAAGCGCTACAAGCGCCAGAACTTAGCGCATACGGCATGGCAGGGGCAAACGTCAACGCGCAACCAGTAAACGCCGGACCGCAAAGCGGTCAATATGGGATGGCAGGTGCAGGCCCACAAGCTGGGCAATATGGCTTTGCGGGCGGTGGTCCTGGCGGTGGGCAATACGGGCTGGCAGGTGCAAATGTGCAAGCTGGTGCAATCAATCAAGGACCGCAAGCACGAGATTTTTCATCTGCACAAGGTAATGTTGCAGCTCCACAGTTACAAAATCAAATTGATACATCTGGCGTGGGTAACGTCAATTATGGACCGCAAACAGATCAATATGGGTTGGCCAGTGGTGCATTGAACACCCGCAATGTGGCAGCAATGCCTGTTAATGCAGGTATGACCGGTCAGCAAGCGATTATGAACCGCTTGGCGCCGCAGCTTGAAAGATCGGACGCCGCAACACGGCAGCGACTAATCAATCAAGGTCTAGTGCCGGGTGGCGAAGCGTACGAAAACGCCATGATCAGTCAAAACCAGCAAAAGAACGATCTGCTTTCGCAGGCGGCGTTGCAGGGAATTGGCCTGGATACCGCGGCAAACGCACAAGGGTTTGGCCAGGCGTTGCAAGCGGGGCAATATGGCAATCAAGCGGTAGCGCAAAACTTTAACCAGGCACAGGCTGCACAAGCCGCACAAAACGCAGCGCAGAATCAAGCATTCGGCCAGCGGGTTCAGTCAGGGCAATTTGGCAATCAAGCGCAGCTTGCTAGTTTTGGCGCAGGAATGCAAAACGCAGGACTTTTCAACAGCGCATTAAACCAGAATTTAAATACTGCGCTGTCAACGCAGCAAGCGCAAAACGCAGCCCAGCAGCAAGGATACGCGCAACAATTCGGGTTGGCCGGATTACAAAATCAAGCGGTTGGCCAAAACTTTGGTCAAGGCGTTACTGCACAGCAATTGCAAAATGCTGGCATTGGGCAGAATTTCGCTCAAGGTCAAGCCGCAAACGCCGCTGGGAATCAAGCGGTAGGGCAGAATTTTGGCCAAGGGTTGGCCGCGCAGCAAGCGCAAAACGCCGCCGCGCAACAGCTTTACAATCAATACATGGGCGTGCAGGGATTGCAGAATCAGGCTGTTAATCAAAATCAGCAAGCTGCATTAGCTCAATATCAAGCGCAGCTCGGTGGCCAGCAGCAAGGGTTTGGACAAAATGTTACGCAACAGAATCTTAGCAATCAAGCAATTGCACAAAACCAACAAGCAGCATTGCAACAACAGCAAGCTGCTCTGGCCGCGCAAAATCAGCAATACAACCAACTTTTGCAAGGCGCACAGTTTGGCAATACCGCGCAGCAGCAAAGTTTGCAGCAGCAGCTCGCGTTGCGAAATCAACCGCTAAACGAGATCGCTGGCTTAATGAGTGGCTCGCAGATCCAGATGCCACAGTTTCAAGGCTATCAGGGCGCGAACGTGGCGGGGACGCCAATCTTTGCTGGCGCGCAGGCAGCAGGGCAGGCTGCGATGGATCAATACGGTATCCAGTCGGCCAACGTCAACGCGCAGAATGCAGGGCTGTATGGGATGTTAGGGACTGCTGGCGGGTTGGCTGGAACGGCGTTTTTCTAATGTTAGGATTAGCTTTTTCGGGCGGCAAAGATTCATTGGCTTGTTGGTATTTATGCAAGCATTTGAATCCTGTTGTTTTGTGGGTTAATACTGGGAAAGGCTATCCAGAAACATTGGAAATCGTAAACGAGGTTAGAAGCCAAGCATTTGAGTTTGTAGAAATTGAAACGGATCAGCAAAAGCAAAATAATGAATGGGGGTTTCCGTCTGACATTGTGCCGATCAATTTTACAAATTTAGGCATGACATTTTCAGGCAATAAACAGGTAAAAGTTCAGAGCTATTTAGGCTGTTGTTTTGAAAATATCATCAATCCTATGATGCAAAAATGCAAAAAAATTGGCATTACTGAATTGATAAGAGGGCAACGATTGGGCGAAAGCCATAAATCAACGGCGGTTAATGGAACTGTTGTAGATGGTATCAAGTTTCTGCAACCGATAGAAACATGGTCAAAACAACAAGTTTTTGATTATTTGCTGGAACAGCGGGGCAGTTTGCCAGAGCATTACTCGATAGATCATTCAAGTCTTGATTGCTATGATTGCACAGCGTTTTTAGAACATTCTGCGGATCGAATTGAATGGACAAAACATCGGCATCCTGATCTTTATGAGATATATGCAAAGAGAATGGACGCACTGAAAATGACATTACAGCCAAGTCTAAAAGCAATGGGGATGATATGAACTCAACCTACAATTTCAATCCTGACGACAAGCGGATGCAGCTTGCCGCGTTGCTGCAAGACCCGACGCAGCCTTACAAAAGGTATAGCGGCCCAATGGGTGCGCCCAAGTCTGGCGGTGGCGGCATGAACGACATGATTATGAAAATGATGATGCAGAAAATGGGTGGAATGCAACCTAATACACAGACTGTCGGAGATTTCCCGACAGGGGGCGCAAATCCAATGTCTAATATTGGTTGAGGATATAAAATGGCCGAACCAAACAAGTTATATAACTTTAACCTGCCGGGACCATACCAGGCAGAGCTGGCAAGAATAGCTGACCAGCAGCGCATGGCAGAGATGCTCCAGGCGCAGTCACAAGCACCGTCAGAGCGCTTTAGCTACAAAGGCATAGAGGCGCGCACGCCGGTCACGGCAGGGCTGGCAAAGCTGCTACAGGGCTTTGGTGGGGCATACTTTAAGGGGCAGGCGCGGGAGCAGGAGAAGGCTCTTGGTGAGAAGTATCGCGGAGACCAAATGGCAGATTTGACCGCTCTTGGAACTGCTATTAACGCGCCAGCTATAGCTGGATCTGCTGAAATTCCGGCAAGGTCTGAAATACAAATGCCTTCAGAAGAATTGGGCGGTGGCCCCGGTAGGGAAGCTGCGCCTGCAATACCTGCTGTCACGGCTCGCCAGGCTGGATACATTGGGCCAGAAATGATAGCAAAAATGAAAACTACGGAAGGCGCTAATCAGGTATTAGCGTTGAGTTTGGCGCAAAGGCAGGCGCAGATAGAAGCGGAAAAGCGCGCAAACGAACCTTATACGCTGGCAGAAGGCGCTGGACGTTATCAACCTATGCCCGGCGGTCAACCAGCTAAATTGATTGCTGGCGGTGTGCCTAAAACGCCATTTGCACCTATTGACGTATCAAAATTCACGTCAGCCAGTGTGCAAGCAGCGATGAATCCTGATGGCACAATTGATAGAACTAAGCTCGTTGCTATTCCTGAACGCGCTACTGGCGATCTTGCTGTTTATAATTTATATGCTGAGCAAACAAGAGCCGCTGGCAAAGTGCCTATAGGCATTGATCAATTTATAATAAATCAAAAAATTGCAGGGAGAACGCCAGCAACTCCTGCCCAGCCTAGAGAACGATTTGTTTATGATGCAGATAGAGGCGGCGTGGTTAATTTAGATACTGGCGCTTTTACTCAGGCTACTCAAGACGGCAAGCCAATTAGCCCAAAAAATAAACCACTTACTGAATCACAGGCTAAAGCTGCTGTTTTTGAATCGCAAATGCGGGGCGCTACGGAAGAACTGGCATTAATTCCGGGTTACGACCCTAACAAAGCTTTTAGTCAAGCAGAAACCGGGCTAGCTGGCGGTCGCGGGAATATGCTGGTTAGCGAAAACTCGCAGAGGGCAAAACAAGCACAATCGCAATGGGCCGAGTCATTCCTTCGTTTTAAAACCGGAGCAGCATCAACCCCTGCGGAAGTATCATCAAATGTTGCTACATTCTTTCCGCAAATTGGTGATAAGCCAGAAACTATTGCACAGAAAAAAAGAATGAGAGAAAGGGCCGAAAATGATATTGCATTTGCATCTGGAAACGCATTATCACAAAAACCAGGCAAACAACCAGGTCAAACAGATCCTTCAGATCCTTTGGGATTGCGGAGATAAGATTTATGAAAATTTCAGAAGTTAGAGCTAAGTTTCCGGAATATAAAGATGTTCCTGACATAGAGCTTGTGAAAGGAATTTATCAGAAATTTTATTCTGATATTCCTTATCGCCAGTTTATAAATACTATTGATTTTAGCGAGAAAATAAACCCTACCAAAGACATGACCGGCTTTCAGAAATTTGCTGCCGGAGCAGGAAAAGCAGTTTTTGATTTAGGATTAGGTGCTCGCCAAATAGGAGCAAGCGTTGCTGATTACGTTTCTCCTAGATCTCAATCAAGAGCTGCTGAAATACAGAAAGAAGTTGATGAAGTAAAGGCTAGAGATGCTGCGCTAATGAACACTGGCGCTGGTATGGCTGGCAACATTGTTGGAAACATTGCGACATCTATTCTTCCAGGGTTGGGCGCAGTTGGCGCCGGCAAAGCCATTGGCCAAACGGCACTAACTGCTGGTGGAAAAATGCTTTTGGCCTCACCTGCAACCCTTGGAGGGGCAGCGGTACAAAGCGGCATGGGCGCGGCTCAATCTGCATTGCAACCAGTGGCCACAGGCGAAAGCAGACTAGGGAATGCAGCCATTGGGGGGATTGGCGGTGCATTAGTTCCTGTTTTGGGGATGGGATTTAAGGGCGCCAAAGCCGCAGTAGAACCTCTATATGAAGGTGGACGAGAACAGATTCTTGCCCGCGCCCTTAGAGCTTCTGCTGGGGAAAATGCTGATATTGTGGCGCAAAGAATGCGTGGCGCGGCAGAGCTTGTTCCGGGATCTGCACCAACAGCAGCAGAGGTTGCAAATTCTGGTGGAATCGCAGCAATGCAGCGCGCAGCGTCAGCCGTTGATCCTGAATCTTATGCAACTAGGGCAGCACAACAAAACGAAGCAAGGGTTGCATCACTTCGAGAGATGGCGGGAACTGGCGGCGAGCGAGAATTCTACGCAGCAGCAAGGAATTCTGCGGCTGATGCTTTATACAAAGATGCTTATAAGACTGGTATTGATCTCACTGTTGATGCTACGACAGGACAAACACTATCAAAAGCGCAGCAAGCTGGTAGATTTGGTGAAATAAATAAGTTAATGAATACTCCGGCCCTCAAATCTGCAGCCGATGAAGCAAAAAATATGATGGCAAACGACCCTAACTTAAAGGGTCAGATTCTCAGTGCAAACGGTTCTGTGCAGGGCCTGCATTACACTAGAAAAGCCTTGTCTGATATGGTTCAAGCCGCGACGCCAGGAAGCGATAACAAAAGAATTTTAACTTCGCTTCTTGGTCGTTTTGATACTACTTTGGACACTATTTCTCCGTCTTACGCTCAAGCAAGAATTACATACAGGGAAATGAGCAAACCAATCAACCAGATGGACGTTGCTCAAGAACTTGCAAACAAATCTATAAATCCTCTGAACGATTTGATGCAACCCAATGCGTATGCCAGAAACTTGTCTGACGATATGGCTTCAAGAGCCACAGGTTTTAAAGGATCGACACTATCTAACACAATGACGCCAGACCAATTGCAGAAACTAAATGCAATAAAAAGTGATCTTGCAAGATCTGTTGCGGCTAGGGATTTAGGTAGAGGGGCTGGTTCTGATACTACCCAAAAACTGTCAATGACAAACCTATTGCAACAATCTGGAATCCCGGTCGGAGTTATAAATACTCCAGGGCTGGGAAGGGTTGCAAATTTTCTTTACTCCGGCACAGATCAAAGGATGCGGGAGGCTTTAGCAAAAGCCTTGCTTAATCCAAAATCAACTGCCGAAATAATGGAAAAAGGAATTTCAAATAAAAAAGCTGCTCAGATTGCTGATATTTTACGAATGATTTCTGCGCCGTCGGTAACTTCTACTGCAATAAGTTTACAAGATGCGCGATAGCAAACGATTTTTTAATTTTCCGTCTTTTAATCTTGATTGCAGCCACCGTCGGATTGGAAAAGCAATCACCGTTGCAACAGAAAACAACGCCACAAGTGCAAACGGTTTTATAATTATGGCAAAAAATGTAGTCATGGAAAAAGGATAACACAGTGTCCTATAACGGTTCAGGAACTTTTAATATCAACAGCGCGGGCCAGCCGGTCGTCACCGGCACCGTCATTTCATCAACAGCTTTCAACGCCTTAACCGCGGATCTCGGCACCGGCTTATCCACTGCTCTTACCAAAGACGGCCAGACGGTCGCGACAGCCAGGATACCGTTTGCAGCAGGCATCAACAGCAGCCTGGTGACAGACGCCACAAACACAACGACCGGCTCGATCATCACTGCTGGTGGTGTAGGTGTTGCGAAAGCGGTGTTTGTTGGAACGACTTTAAACGTAGCAGGCGCATCTACATTGGCTGGTATCACCGGCTCATTTAACGGCACTGTTGGTGCAACGACTCCTGCTGCGGGTGCGTTTACCTCACTCACCGCATCCACAACCCTCGGTGTTACAGGTGTATCCACCCTGACCGCTGGTGCAGTTATCCAAGGCCTCACCGTAGGCCTTGGCGCTGGTGCTGTGTCTACCAACACTGCGGTAGGTGCTAGTGCTTTGGCGGCTACAGCTACGGGAGGAAATAACAGTGGGTTTGGTTATGAGGCATTAAATCAACTTACTTCTGGAACATTTAATAATGCTGTTGGGCGAAGAGCGTTGTTTTCAAATACAACGGGAGGTAACAATAATGCTTTTGGTTATGGTTCTTTGTATACCAACACAACGGGTTCTAGTAATACAGGCTATGGAGAGGGCACGCTCTACTCAAACACCACAGCATCAAACAACACTGCTGTAGGTTATCAAGCGGGGTATAGCAATACTACTGGCACAGAGTTAACGGCACTAGGTGTTAATGCTCTAAAATTTAACACTACTGGCAACTACAACACAGCTAGTGGTGTTGGTGCTTTACAGAATAACACTACGGCATCAAATAATTCTGCATTTGGTGATTCTGCGTTAATTAACAACACCACAGCATCAAACAACACTGCACTGGGTATGCAGGCATTGCTATCCAACACCACAGCCACAAACAACACTGCTGTGGGTTATCAGGCTGGGTATGCTATTCAGACATCTGCAACAGGTACATTTGTTGGTGCTCAATCAGGATATGGGGCTTCTATTTCAACTGGTGCGCAAAACGTAGGTATTGGTTATAGGGCTTTATTTCAATTTACAACAGGCGAGTTCAACACGGCATTAGGTAGTCAATCCCTATATAACAACA